CCCATTTTTCAATGGGCCCATAGCTCTATAGCTCATGCTAGGCATGATCCATCCATATTTTAACCCTGGATAGACACACTTGTGTTGACAGTACTGTTTGACAAATGAGACTCATTCTTTAATTCGTTAAACGAATCAATTATTATCTTTGAAAGATAAATTCCTCTAGATTTTCTAGAATGGAAGAATGCTTTTGAAGATGGATTTGGTAAGTACTCCACCGGACAAATTTCATCTGACTCATCCCAGAGAATGGTTAACTTATCTGATAGATCTAAACCTACCTGATTTATTGCCCAAACTATTGGGTGAAGCTGCAAGTTATCCGGGTTAAACCCGGGTGCAAGTCCAAGTGCCTCATCACTACGAGGTAGCGAAGTAGAATCATAATAATGATCCAGCGACTTTAAGTCATGGAAACTTGTTATCTCTACTGATTTCTCTAAGAGATTATGGTGCCGTTTAGAATTAACCAATTTGGTCATTTCTTCTCGGTCGATTGAAAAGGCTTCATTAACCCTATATGGGTGGGAAGCATTCGATCTAAACCATAACATCATTGAGATCGTGTCATAGCCTATTGATGACAGGTATTGACACAAGCCGTAGTGGCCCGTATCTGGGATAATGTCTCTGGCAAGCATAATATCAACTAAGTCTAATAGCTAAATCCTATCTTTCTTAGATTGTATATTATACTTGACAGATGACATTTCCACCCCATTTAGAGCTAACCTTTTGGTAAACTCTATTTGGGAGTTATCCTGATCACCAATCACAGATTTAGAATAATTTATTGGAATTCCAAGAATATTCATAATCTTTTGGTATGTATCAGCAACTTTTGTATTAAATATTACCACATCATCTCCAAGTAGCCGATAATCTTTAAAGAATCTTAAGGATTTTCCTTCTGATAATCTATCGATATTAGCTGCATACTGGATGATGTCATGGTGCCAAAGAGAGAATGAAGGAAACGAAGAAAGTAAGCCTAAAGGCTGACCTACTTCCCACCTCACATATCTCTTTTGGTCTTTAATATAAAAGTCCCTTTTAGTCATTACTGAAAGCCAAACATTACCTAATCCTTCCTTAAGTAGGTTTAGACGGTATACTTGCATTTCTGCAGGTATTCTATCTGAAGCTGACGAAAGGTCGAAACAATAAGTTGGTTTGCCTTTTGACTCGATAAGTAAGCTTTTGAAGCCCTTATCTTGATCTTTTGTGCAATCCGTACTTAATGTTTTTAGGGTGTTATACAAGGAATCTTGTATAACCTTTAATGATGTTTGACTCCAGTAATCTCCGATTGCAAATACTCGTGTTTTACCACCAGGTTCTGCTGAAAAGCCTAACCTACCTGTTAAAAGACGTTTATTTTCAGGTACATAATGTAAGTGGTTTAGTAACCATTTTGTAATCCAATTTTGTCCTAGGACATCATTAAGTTTTACAAATGATTCATAAAGAACTTTATCATTATATACCGCTCTTGCATCCAGATGGGCATTTGCTACAGCGGGACCGTTAGGTCCCATTGATGTTGTAGTAAATACTCTTGGATTCAAAGAGTCTCGGATTACTAAAGACCCTATATACCACGGGTACTTCTTTGAAAATTTCTCTAAAAATATTTTAAAATTATGAGTTGTTTCCAAATAACCCACGCCCTTACGGGATGGAGTTTGGATAGACTCTGTATTGAAATCTATTGGAAGTTTGATTTTCTCGTAGCACCTTGCAATACATAGGGCTAAACGTAGTTCATTTCTATCACTCTTAATGAGTGGCCTTATAGGCCAAAGAGTTTTAGGTATGCCTCGTTTATCTACTTTAGTAAAACTAAGTGGTTGAGTTTTAAGGCCTAAAGTATAATTACGGAGAAATCCATAACTATCTTTAAACCTTGCCAGTGCATACTTCTTACCATTGTCCTTTATGGACTTAGCAAGAAGTCTTTCGTACTTGATCCACATTCGAATAATCTCTTTATGTCTAGTACTGTCTGATATAAGTGAAGCTATTATAGCGATCTTATTATCAGTAAGTCTATACATATTAGTTTATTTTGAATTGATTGCTCTCCCAACAGGTTAAATGTTGGTGCCACCATCAGTGAATAGTGACCAAGATGATAAAAGATACCGGTAAGGCCGGGGTTTCCCG